ATGGAGGACGGACGTGGATATCGGGAAGAACTGGACCAACGGGGATGCGGTGGAGGACTTCATCGCGTCGCGCAAGGGTCGGTGGGACGTCGGGGACAAGTTCGTCCTGCCGGACATCGAGCAGGCCTACACGGTGATCGCGGTGAGGCCGTTCATGCACCGGGGCAAGTTCCGGTTGTTTGTGGACCTCGAAGCGGAGTGCGCGGTGGAGGGGTGTGGGGCGTACCTGATGACGACCAAGGAGGTGCATCAGTGGCGGGCCTCGCGGTACCTCGTGCGGTGCTGCGAGAGCCACACGAAGCAGTTCTCCACGCCTATGGAGAATGCGTGGAAGACGCAGGCGGAGATCGCGGAGGCTAGGGCTAGGGTGAGCGGGGCCGAGAAACCCAAGCCGGTTGCCACACGCAAGATGAAGATCGGCGTGTGGGAGAATGCGGTGCTGGCGGCCTTCTACAGGGTTGGTGGGGCCGCCGCTGATGCGGAGCTGGTGCGGCAGGCCAGCAAGTCCTTCCTGCCTGTCACGGCCCCGTACAGGGATGTGCGCACGCAGAACCTGTGGAGGGCCGTGCGGAGCCTCCGGGCGAAGGGGATGCTGGTTACAGAGGCGTACGGGGACCTGATGTAGGTCCTCTTGCCAGTCTCATGGTTTTTGGTTATTTTGCGCGGTAGCGCAAGCAGAGGAGACCACCGTTGCCTGCTGAAGAATGGGAAGATTTGGCCGGGCCTAGAATGCCGGTTCCAATAAAACGGAACCGTGGGAACCAGCCGTATGTGCCAACCGATGAGGTCCGCAAGAAGGTTGCGTTGTGGGCCCAAGTCGGCACGACAAACGCCGTCATCGCGTCCGAACTGGGCATCAGCGAGGACACGCTGGTCAAGTATTTCCGCGAGGAGCTGCACGAGGCCGCGCCGCGTGGCGTCGCGAGAGTGGCCGGATCGCTCTACTCCAAGGCCATCGCGGGCGATGTCTCCTCGATGATCTTCTACCTCAAGACCAAGGGCCGGTGGTCCGAGAAGGCGAGCGTGGGTGACGGGGATAACCCGCTCGTCGTGCAGCACACAACACCGCCGCAACGCGTTGTGGAGATCGCGAGAGCCCTGCGGCGGGCCAAGATGCTCTCGGGCCCGCTGATCGAGGGCGAGGCAGAGGAGATCAAGCCGTGAGAGACCCCGACGAGGACCTGCTGCGGGCGGTCATCTTCTTCGCGATAGCGGCCGTCTTGCTCGCGGGGCTGCTCAAGTGAGCGAGATCGCTATCGCCGAGGCGGCCACCGGCGAGGTGCTCAGCCTCGGCGAGATCGGGCAGGCGTTTCTGGACTGGCAGACGCGCTGGGCGGAGACCGCGCGCCCCAACCAGATCGTCCCGGAGGACGGCTGGAGCGAGTACGGCGTCATGGCGGGCCGAGGCTTCGGCAAGACGCGTGTCGGTGCTGAGTGGCTCGGAAAGACCGTCCACGAGCGCGCGGCGGGCCTGCCGTGCTACGTCGTCGCCCCCACCCAGAACGACGTGCGCTTCGTCTGTTTCGAGGGCGAGAGCGGCCTGCTCAACGTGATCCCATCCGAGCTGGTCGAGCAGTACAATGCGAGCGACCTGATCCTCAAGTTGCGCTGCCTTAACGGCGAGATCAGCACCATTCGAGGCTTCAGCGCGGAGAAGGGTGACCGCCTCCGGGGGCCACAGGGGGCCCTAGCTTGGTGCGATGAAATCGCGGCGTGGGGTGCCAACGGTCAGTCCACGTGGGACAACATGCAGATGGGCCTGCGCCTCGGCAACAAGCCGCAGGTCCTGTGGACGACGACACCGCGCCCCACACCCTTCGTGCGGGAGTTGATCGCGCCGCGTGAGGAGCGCATCATCGTGCGCGGCACGACCTACGACAACCGCGCCAACCTGCCCAAGAGCTTCTTCCGGCAGCTTGAGGTGTACGAGGGCACCACCCTCGGACGTCAGGAGTTGGCCGGAGAGATGATCGATCCCGAAGAGGCGGGCATCATCAGGCGCTCGTGGCTCAACCTGTGGCCGCACGACAAGCCCTTACCCGCCTTCGACTACATCGTGATGAGCCTCGACACGGCCTACACCGAGGCGACCCACGACAAGAAGACGGGCGACAGCGACCCGACGGCCTGCGTGGTGCTGGGCCTGTTCCACATCAAGTCGGTGGCGCACGTCATCGTGCTTGACTGCTGGGAGGACCACCTCGGCCTGCCCGACCTCCTGCGGCGCGTCAAGAAGGAGCGGCTGACCCGCTACGGGGACGACAAGGACGTGGCGCTGGTGCGTCCCCTGTTCGGCTCCGACCGCCCCCTGACGTCTGGCCGGGCGGCAGACATGGTCCTGATCGAGGACAAGGGCTCGGGCATCAGCCTGCGGCAGACGCTGGCGCAGCACGGCGTGGAGGCCTACGCCTACAACCCGGGCCGGGCCGACAAGCTCACGCGGCTGCACATCGTCAGCCCCATCTTCGCCCAGCGGCGCGTCTGGGTGCCGGAGAGCGCCAAGTTCCCCGGCAAGCCGCGCACGTGGGCGGAGGGCATGATCGGCCAGCTCTGCAGCTTCACCGGGGAGGGGAGCACTCGGTTCGATGATTTCGTTGACGCTATGAGCCAAGCATTACGGGTGCTTACGGATCAGGGTCTGATGGCCATGACCAAGCCGACACGGGACGAGAAGCGCCTCGCCGAGTACGAGGAGGCGACGGCGGATGACGTGGTCAGCAACCCATACGGACAGTGAGCTTGCACCCCGCAAGCCTCCCGTGCTACAAGCCCCGCCCATGATGAGGAGCCAGCCGCATGTCTGAGCAGACACCCCCGAGTGAGTTCCGCGTCGGTGTGTTCACGCTGCGCGGCAGCTACGCCAACGATCCGAGCCTGCTTGAGATCGCCAGAGAGGACGGTGAGGCGGGCGACTTCCGCGTCTCCGACTTCGAGGCACACATCGCCGAGTTCTTTCAGGACCGCTTCTGATGGACGATGACGAGGACACTCTCCCGGGCAGCCCGCTTGAGAGCGGCGAACTGCACGAGATCGAGGCCGACGACGTCATCGACACGCCGGACGGCGGGGCCATCGTCCGTCTGGACGACGAGGATGAGGACGACAGCCCGTCCGAGTTCGACGCCAACCTCGCGGAGAGCATCGAGGAGCCAGAGATGGCCCGCCTCTCCAACACCCTGCTGGAGCTGATCGAGCGCGACATCGAGGCGCGCAAGAAGCGCGACGAGCAGTACGCCGAGGGCCTCAAGCGCACGGGCCTGTCGGGCGAGGCACCCGGCGGTGCTGACTTCGAGGGGGCAAGCAAGGTCGTCCACCCCGTGCTGGTCGAGGCCTGCATCGACTTCGCCGCGCGCGCCATGAAGGAACTGTTCCCCAGCGGCGGCCCGGTCAAGGACAGCGTCGAGGGGCGCATCACCACCAAGAAGATCGAGAAGGCCAACCGCAAGACGCGGCTGATGAACTGGCAGCTCACCAAGCAATGCCGCGACTTCCGGGGCGAGCTTGAGCAGGCCATGACGCAGGTGCCTCTGGGCGGCGCGCAGTACCTCAAACTGAGCTGGGACGTGCAGCGCAACAGGCCGATCAGCCTCTTCGTCAGCATTGACGACCTCATCCTGCCCTACGCGGCCAGCAACTTCTACACCAGCCAGCGCAAGACGCACCGGCAGTACCTCACCCGGCTGGAGTACGAGCAGCGCGTGGCGAGCGGCATGTACCGCGACCTCGACCTGACCGACCCCAGCATGTTCCTCGACCAGAGCGAGAGCGCGAGCGTCTCCGACCGCATCGAGGGGCGCGAGGCGAGCGTCTTCAACGAGGACGGCCTGCGCTGCGTCTACGAGTGCTACGTCACCATGGAGATCGAGGGCAGCGGCGACGAGGGGCCCCGCCCCTACATCGTCAGCATCGACCTGCCCACCAAGCGCGTGCTCGCGATCTACCGCAACTGGGACGAGGAGGACGAGAGCAAGGAAGACTTGCAGTTCTTCGTCGAGTTCCCCTTCATCCCGTGGCGCGGAGCCTACGCCATCGGCCTGCCGCACATGATCGGCGGCCTCACCGGCGCGGCGACGGGCGCGCTGCGCGCCCTTCTCGACAGCGCGCACATCCAGAACACTCCCGCCGGGCTCAAGCTCAAGGGGGCCAAGATCGGCGGCCAGAGCCGCTCACCCCGCCCGGGCGAGGTGCTGCAGGTCGAGGGCGGCCTCAACGTCGATGACGTCCGCAAGGTCTTCATGCCCGTGCCGACCAACGGGCCGTCGCCCGTCCTGTACGAGTTGCTGGGCTTCCTCGTGGACAGCGCCAAGGGCGTCGTGCGCACGAGCGTGGAGGACATCACCGACCCGGGCCCGAACACGCCAGTCGGCACGACCCTCGCTCGCATCGAGCAGGGCCTGACGGTCTACTCCTCCATCCACGGGCGTCTGCACGACGCCATGGACCGGCTGCTGGGCATCCTGCACCGCCTCAACGCCAAGTACCTCGACGACGACGACGTGGAGCGCGAGGTGGGCAAGGACATGGCCAAGCGGGAGGACTTCCAAGGTCCGCGCGACGTCACGCCCGTCTCCGATCCCAACGTCTACTCCGACGCGCAGCGGTTCGCGCAGGTGCAGGCCGTCAGCCAGCGCGCGGCCCTGCTCCCGCAACTCTACAACCTGCGCAAGGTCGAGGAGCGCGTCCTCCAGACGCTCAAGATCGCCGACCCGGACAGCCTGCTCAACCCGGACACGCAGCCCAGCGAGCAGAACGCGGTCAACGAGAACGTCATGGCGTCGCTGGGCAAGGCCATCACGGCCTTCCCCGAGCAGAACCACTTGGCGCACCTGCAGACGCACGTCGCCTTCATCGTCAACCCCATGTTCGGCGGCAACCCGGCCATTCAGGCGGGCCTCGCCCCCATCATGCTGCAGCACATCAAGGAGCACCTGCTCTGGGCCTACGCCTCCGGCGTCTTCGACGAGTGCAACGAGGCGCTGGGCGAGGACGTGGGCGACCTGATGAAGGACATGGCCGAGAACAAGGACCGCGAGGGCCGCAAGAAGGTGGACGCCATGTTGGCGGAGGCCAACGTGCTGTCGATGGGCTCGCTCCAGCAGCAGATGGCCACCATCCTGCAGGTCATCCAGCACCTGCAGCAGGTCGCGCAGCAGGCCCAGCAGAGCCAGATGCAGCAGATGGCCCAGATGGCGCAGGCCGACCCGCGCCTCGCCTTGCAGTCGCAGTCGGACAACCTGCGTCATCAGGAGGCCATGGGTCGCCTGCAGCAGGACGCCGCCAAGGCGCAGCAGGAGGCGCAGAGCGACCTCGCCGAGATGCAGCAGAAGCAGGCGCTCGCCGCCCAGCACGAGCAGGCCGAGACCGCGCGCACACAGGCCAAGATACAGGCCGACCTCCTCAAGAACCGCGAGGACAACGAGACGGCCATGACCATCGCCTCGGCGGAGATCGCCACCGGAGAACACACCGCCCTCAGCACCGGCACGTCGCTGGGCGAGGGGATGTAAGGAGTAACGAGCATGTCTGAGAAGAGCATTGGCCCCAAGCCCGGCGGGCAGCCGAGCCAGAAGGGTGAGAACGTCCCGCAGCACAAGCGCATGGCGCAGGGCGTCATGCCCTCGGCCAGCGGGCCGAAGACCAAGCCATGAACCTGAACGCCGGTAGGGTGCTGCAGTTGCTGGAGACCGCTCGGAGAGAACTCTCCGAGGCCGCAATGCAGCGCCCCGCCGGGCGTGACGCCTTCGAGTACGGTCGGGTGGTTGGCATGTACGCGGGCCTCAGCGAGGCCTTCGAGATTGTCAGCAACTCGATGGACGAGGAGCCGCCAGAGTTTCTGTAACGACACGAGGAGCGACAAGTGTCTGAATTTGCTATGAATAAGGTCGTCTTCGCCTACGACGGCGAGGAGGACGCCTTCCCCCCTCTCAATCCGGGCGTCAAGCCGCTGGGCAGCCGCGTGCTGGTGCAGGTGCGAGCCGCCAAGCGCAAGACCAAGGGCGGCATCATCCTCGCGGGGGAGACCCGCGACACCGAGCAGTGGAACACGCAGGTGGCCAAGGTCCGCGAAGTGGGCCCACTCGCCTATCACAACCGCAACAGCATGGAGCCGTGGCCCGAGGGCGCATGGTGCAAGGTCGGTGACTACGTGCGCTGCCCCAAGTACGGCGGCGACCGCTGGAGCGTGCTGGACGAGAACGGTGACGAGGTCATCTTC